AAACTCTAAAGTCGCCGGTTCGAATCCGGCCTCGCCCTTTTCCATTACCAAGAGGTTATTATGAATTTGACACCAAACGATAAGTTGAAACTGGAAGGCGCATTGAAGGATATGTCCACTTCAATGACCCGTGTAGAAGCGGAACGTGACCTTCAAAAGAACGTGATTGGCGACATCTGTGACGAACTAAATCTTAATAAGAAGGTATTCCGTAAGTTAGCCAAGGTTTACCACAAGCAGAACTTTGATGATGAAGTAAACACGCATCAGGAGTTTGAGAAGTTATACGAAACGGTAACGAATAAGAATCCGTAAGTAACTTGGAAGTGTGGCTGAGTGGTTTAAGGCAGGCGATTACTAATCGCTCGTACTGAGAGGTACCGTGGGTTCGAATCCTACCACTTCCGTTTAACCACAGGAGGTTATTATGACAATTCGTAAATCACATTCACGTAAAATAAAAGCAAAGGGCGGCGGATTTAGACGGGTTACTGTTAAATCTGCATTCGTAAAGACAGGAAAAGGTAAAAAACGTAAATAATTGTATTTAAAGTTTAATTAAATACTATATATTAAGGTGGGACTTGACAAACAGTCTCACCTTATGTATATTTAAGGTGTTGAGTGATTGAAAAGTGAAGGGAAGTAGTTGCGGGACTATCCGGGGTTGGGGTTGAGGATGACAATCAAGATAATAGATAGGTTCCTCCCTAACCCAATGGGAGGATTCTTTATCCAAAGAAGTTGCTCCTGTGGTGGAATGGTATACACAGCAGACTTAAAATCTGCCGGCCTTATGGTCTTGCGAGTTCGAGTCTCGCCGGGAGCATGGTTATAGGAAGTAAATGGGCCGGTAAGCTAATGGGAAACTGACGCCTTTGCACGGCGTACTTGTGGGTTCGATTCCCACTCGGTCCACTTGACAAACATCCCGCAGTGAAGTATACTTAAGAAGTACGCCTCCATAGTGTCAGCGGTTAGCACAAGAGACTTTTAATCTTTTAGGGCTTGGTTCGAATCCAAGTGGAGGCATAACCCGCGAGTAGCTAAATGGTGAAGGCAGCCGCCTTATATGCGGAAGATATGGGGGTTCAAGTCCCTCCTCGCGGACTTTTGATGGAAATGTAGTTTGTTTTGATACTTATAATTGATAGTGAATAAAGGTTTTGTGTCCTTCGGGATGCAAAACCTTTTCTGTTTTGTACACATTCAACTGGTAACGTTATGGCAAAAGATAATGGGTTAGACCCGAAGTTAGCTCTTAAGAAAACCCAAATTGAAGCCGCAATTGATTTGAAGCGCCAAGAATTGATGGCAGAATTGGAACTTAAGAGAACAGAAAACGAACTACGGAAGTTGGATGCACACTCAACCGCAAAGGACTATGCGAGTAAAGTGATTGGTCGGGGTGCAGTTCCATACATCGTACTTTTGGTTATTGTCGGCGTAATTTCTAGTGCATTTCTTCCACCCGAATCACTTCCCGCAGTAATCGGTCTTGTGTCCACGGTCGTGATGGCATTCATCACCATGCTCAGTGGAATCACGGGAACAAAGGAAAAAGAAGAAAAGCCGGAAATTGAAATCATCAAGAGCCTCATCAAGCAATTAGATGAAGCACGTGAACCAATGAACGTAGAACTTGATGGAGACAATGTATTGGTTTCTAAGGGAAATACCACAATGAAAACCACAAGTAAAAAGCGAGGTAAGTAATGTTCATACCAAATAAAACCTTCAACGCAATGCGCTTAGGTGTGGTGAGTATTATCGCCGTACTTACGCTGGTTATCGCTGGTGAATCGGTTTTATTTATCAAGATGCAACAAGATAATAAAGTAGTATTAGATTCATTGACCACTCGTATAGACAAAGTATCAATAGAATCAAATAGTGACTACAGAAACGTTAGTGGTCAACAAGATGGAATGGACGAATTGTTACATGAAACCATCGCAAAGGTAGATGCACAAGCAACTTCTATCGCACAACTTCAAGAATTTACGACACGCACACAAGTATCAGTGGATAAGTTGTTAAAGAATGAATGTACGCCAGAAACGGCAATTTATGTATTGACCCGTGATATGGCGGCGGTTTGTAGAACATTAGGAGTTATTCCATAAATAAATTAGGAGAACATTATGGCAAACTTAACAAAGTTACCAGAAGCTAAAAGTCTATTTGCACGGTTTTCAGAAATATTTAAAGATAGTAATGACTGGAACGAAAAGACTATTATTGGCTTCATGTCGTTTGCCGTAATGGTTATCATCGCCGCAGTAGATGTCATCACGGGTATCAGTGGTCAACACCTAGAAATTAAAGATTATATCTATAATTCATTCTTGATGTTAACTATTGGTTCGTTTGGTATTTCTGGATTAGAAAAGTTTTCACCAGTTGCTAAAGCACGTGCAGAAGCAGAAATGTCACAAGAATAACCTAACGGAGTGCTTATGTTAATTACATTAATCGTAGTCGCAGTTGCAGTATATGCAGCGTGGTACATCAATAAGTTATATAGTACACCATTGAAATCAACTTTTGTAAAAAAGGTTGAACCAGCGGTAGAAGTGAAGAAAGAGGAACCTGTGGTTGTAGTGAAAGAAAAGAAAGCACGTAAACCACGTGCAAAAAAGACCACAAAGAAAAAAAATTAATCGGAGACAGTTATGGATATCAGTAAGCTCAAAGGTCACGTACCTGATGCAGTAATTGCACAAATTCCAGAAGTAATGGAAAAATTTCAAATTAACACCCCACTTCGTCTTTGTCACTTCTTAGCACAATGTGGTCATGAAAGTGGTAATTTCAAGGCAGTCAATGAAAACTTGAATTATGGCGCAAAGGGATTACTGGCATTATTTAAAAAATATTTCCCAACCGAAGCAAAAGCAAAAGAATACGAACGTAAGCCAGAAAAGATTGCAAATCTTATCTACGGTGGACGTATGGGGAATGGTCCAGAAGCAAGTGGTGAAGGATATAAGTTCCGCGGTCGTGGATACATCCAACTCACTGGCAAGGACAACTATTCAGCATTTGATAAAGTTGTCGCAGAAAATATTCTTGAAACACCAGACCTCGTAGCAACCAAGTACCCACTTCTTTCAGCAGCATGGTTCTGGAATTCACGAAAGTTGAATGAATTAGCTGATAAGGGCGCAACTGATGCAGAAGTCACTTCAATCACGAAGAAAGTAAATGGTGGAACTATCGGATTAGAAGACCGTATTAAGCACTTTAAGGAATTCTACACTTTATTAAAATAACATTTAACCTATAGGTGTTCTATAAGTGGGGGTTGACAAGTAGTCAATCCCCATTTTATATTTAATTATAAAACCAACTAAAGGATAATGGTTATGATAGACTACGTGGATATAATTGTAGATTTACAAGCGGGTGACACTGGTAAGGGGAAAGTTGCACACGCTCTTGCCAATAATTATGATTTGATGATTCGGTATAATGGTGGAGCAAACGCCGGTCATACCGTGTACCACAACGGACAAAAAGTGGTAACGCACCAAGTTCCAATTGGTGTACTTTTTGGCATTCCAAGTATTATTGGACTTGGTTGTGTCGTGAATATTCAAAAACTAGTAGAAGAAATTCGTCAACTAAAAGACCAAGGTATTTATACAGATGGATTGATAATGGTAGATAAGCGTGCGCATGTTGTATTTGGTTATCACATAGAGGAAGATAGTCTTGATTTGAAGATTGGCACAACTCGTCAAGGCATCGGTCCAGCCTATCGTGACAAATATTCTCGAAAAGGAACTCGCATAGGAGACTTAAACACTTCTATGTTTCCTGATTTTAGAGTAGTTGACATCTATGACGTACTTTACGTAAATCGTGTACCTCGTCGTATTTTGTGCGAAGGAGCCCAAGGATTTCAGATTGACATCGACTGGGGCGATTATCCTTATGTTACAAGTTCACACTGCACAGTCGGTTCTGCAATACTGAATGGAATTCAACCACAAAAGATTCGTAAAATCATCGGAATTATGAAGGCGTATGAAACGTATTCGGGGTTTAAGACTACGTTTCAAGATGAAAGCGACACGGACCTTCAACGGATTCAGGAAGTTGGTGGTGAATTCGGTGCCACCACGGGACGTAAGCGTAAGGTTCGGTGGTTAAATTTAGACGGTGTTATCAAAGCCATTAACATCAACGGGGTCACCGAACTTATTATCAATAAGCTGGATATAATGGATGAAGTCGGTGTATTTAAAATGGTTAAAAACGGTAATTTGTGTAAATATGAAACTATGGAAAAGTTTAAAGCCGAAGTGGAAAGTACTATATATTTGCATACTACGTCGGTACAAAAGATTTTATGGTCCATGACTCCGAACGGAATCTGATAATATAACCTATTTATATAGACCCCTTGACAAATAGACTACGCCCCTATATATTTAAGGTATAGTCAATCGGACGCTTAACTCAGTTGGTTAGAGTGTTTGCTTTACACGCATGGGTTCGAGCCCCATCGCCCGCTCTTCGCTCTTGTGGTGGAATGGTATACACGGAAGTCTCAAAAACTTCTGCCCCAAAGGCTTGAGAGTTCGAGTCTCTCCGAGAGCATAGGACTTGACAAATAGAAGTAGATGTATTAGTATTAATTCATACGCCGCGTTCGTCTATCGGCTAGGACGCTAGACTTTCACTCTGGTAAGACGGGTTCGATTCCCGTACGCGGTACTTGTGTAAAATCAATAGGGCTGTGAAACTTTAACGCGACTATAGGATTTACAGCTAGGGCAATTCTCTATTGTGTCGCAACTGTAGAGTTTGATTTTACACTTAATTTTTAGTTTGGAGTCACATATGCCACATCCAAAAAAGTGCGGAAAGGGTCGTCGTAAGATTGGCTCAAAGAAACGCAACAATCGTTGGAAAAATAGAAAACGTAAGCATTAGTTCTATCCGAGGCCTTTTCCCTACCTTTCACCTCGTAAATAGCCTTCGGGCGAATGGAAAGACTTTAAAATGATAGGGCGGGTTCTAGGGTCGTCAGGCCTAGAGACTTTTTGGCTCGTTTAGTTTGGATAAACAAGCAGGCGGTTTGGGGAAGTTCGACGGAATGATGTGTCCGCC